AAAGAAAACGTATTCCGGTGTGGGCTGATACAGTGGATTTTTCTAAATTCGTGTGATAGATGTCACGGCTTATGTTTCCACGAAAAACCGTTACGAGGTTCTTTCGCAGGCTCTTCTCTCGATTGCTCTACAAACACATAAACCAAAATCGCTCATCGTTTTCGACGACTCAGACCGACCACCGGGAGATGCTAATGACCTCGTCGGGCGATATCCATCCTTCGGTCAAGTCTTCCAGTTATTCCAAGAGTACGGAATCGCGTGGGCATGGAAGTTCGGGCGGAAAATCGGCCAACACGCTAATCATCAAGCGGCACAGGAAATCGCGGAAACCGACTGGCTCTGGCGGGTAGATGACGATTGTATTGCAGAACCGAATGTTCTGGAGATATTAGTTCGTTCGTGTGTTTCTGGGGTGGGAGCGGTCGGGGGGTTGGTCCTTCCTCCTGCACCGCTCCCCGTTCCGGATAACGCGGCGAATCTCATTTCGGACTTGAACCTTCCGAATATCCAATGGTTCAAACAGTCCCACAAGCTTCTTGAAGTGGACCATCTCCATTCCACCTTCCTCTACAGGAGGGGAATTGCGGATTACGAACTGTCGTTGTCGCCAGCCGCTCATCGCGAGGAGACTTTATTCACATACGAAATAAAACGCAAGGGGTTCAAGGTGTTGGTAGATACGTCTGCCGTGACATGGCATTTCCGTGCTCCAACTGGAGGAATCAGGAGCCATCAAGACCCCGGGTTTTGGAACCACGACGAAAACGTGTTTGCCCAGAAGTTATTGGACTGGGGCGTTGTGACCCCGAGACCTGAAAAGATTATCGTTTTAGACGCTGGACGGGGGGATCATGTGATTGTGAAAAAACTGGTTCCCAAGATCAAGAAACGTTGGCCGGACTGTCTGATAGCGTCCTGTTTCCACGATGTTTTGAAGGGGGATTTACCCCAAATCTCGATTGAAGAGGCACGCAGGAATCTTGGAAACCTTGAAAACCATTCGATTTACGGGTGGTGTATGAAGAACAACTGGACAGGAAATCTTGTCGAGGCTTTTGAGGCTATGTATGATTTGTGAGTGATACTATTTGCGCCATTCGCTGCGCGAAGTCCCTCTTTGGGTGGACGGCCAAGCCCAAAAGATTACCCAAAAGTAAAAGAACTAGCCGAGCTTCTGGAGAACGAAGACGAAGTAATCCAAGTCGGCGGCGGAAACGATGAGCAAGTCTGCCAAAACTTTCAGCCGAACCTTAGTTTCGACGGGTTGGGCAAGCTCATACATGCGTCCCGGACTGGAGTCTGTGTTGATTCATATCTTAGCCACTGTTATTGGTATTTTGGTAGGCGGGCTATTGTGCTTTTTGGTATCTCTGATCCCCTGATCTTCGGGCATCCAGAGAATTTAAATCTTTTGGTAGACCGAAAATTCTTGCGCCCTAGGCAATTTGATCTGTATTACCTAGATCAATATAACCCCCAGGCGTTCGTTGATCCCCCAACCGTAATGAAAGCATTACAATGTCTATGATTAAGGAACGTAAAGAATTGGCTGAACGCATCGAGGTGACGCTCAAGGAGTACATGGAAGCCAAGTTTGACGCAATGGATAAAGCTGTGTCTTTAGCGGTTGTTGATATAGATCGACGATTGGCCGAACTGAACAACCTACGCAGGGAAGTAATGACGGATCGGACTTCCTTTTTGGCTATGGATGTTTTTAATGCAACTCTGAAAGAATGGTCTATCTGGCGGGAATCAATCACTAATAGATTGACCGTAATTGAAACCAGGAGTGTTACGTGGACTGCCGCTCTCGGGATATTCTTTATCGTGATTCAAGTCGTAATTTTCTGGCTTACGCATAAATGAACGGAAACGGGAACGGTCATTCCAAGCTCAGCATCAACACAAGTACCGGAATTAGTATTGGTATCGTCATCGTGATGGCGGCTGCAATCGTTTCTGGGGTAATGGCTTTCAGTAGTCTCAGGAACGACCAGACAGCTACGAATACCGCGATGATTAACCTAAATGAGAAGGTGGATATTCGTTTAAAGGCTCTGGAATCCGACAAAAATCATTGGTCATATCTGGAAATGTATAAGTGGGCGGTCAAACTTCAGCAGACGAATAAAGACCCCAAGAAACTTCAGACAGACGGGTTACTTGTGCCTGAACCAGAATCAATTATAAAGTAATCGTTCCCCACTGGAGAAAATAAAATGGCGGGTTTTAAGCGAGGATTACGCTTTACCAGGTGGAATGATTTTTACGAACAAGAGATGCCTTAAAATGCAGTGTATCGCGGTCCTATGTATTTTCCTTGTAGGCTGCACCGTAACGATTGAACCAATCCAGAAAAAACCAACCGTAACGCATCGCACAACGAAAAAGAAAAAGAAGATTCGTCCAAAGGAAACCCCGACACCAGCCCCTAAACGGGACAATAAACAACCGCTCCAACTTCAACCGACCGACCGACCCACCCCGATTATCAAGGTTGACCAGATTACACGGCTAAATATTTCCACTGATCCACTGATTTAAGGAGGTGATTTATATGGCAGACCGCGATACCAAAAACCCTAGCCCAACCCCGCCACCTCCGCCTACTGAGTAAATAAATCTTGCCTACTCTTTAGAGGGTGGGTATTAGCATCCTTAGGTCTGGATACACCAACATCTAATAGATGGACAATTTACTGGATTGTCGGGGCCATAATCATCATGGCCGCAGCGTGCGTAGGCACGAATTGTTGGATGGCTTTACACGGACAGGAACCACCCCAAGCCTTTACACTTTTGACTGGTGGATTAGTCGGGGCGGTAACTTCAATGTTGGTAAAAACTACGCCTACGGAGACAGTAAAAGCCGCCCCATCCCCACCTCCTCCGCCGATTCCACCTCAGAACGGAGAACCAACCGAAGTGACAGTAGTAAATCAACCGGATGATCCGGTTCCAACAACAGAAACAAAAGTATGAGCCTATTACTTCTAGCAGCAACAAATCTGCACGGATTATTGATTGGGTTTTTGATCCTAATCGTCGTCGTCGCAGTTATCGCAGGATTACTCTGGTGTGTGGAAAACTGGATCAGTCCTGTCCCACCTATGGTAAAAGTTGTACTCGCCATTATCGTCCTGATCTTGGTGATAATCTGGGCGAGTCAACAGTTCGGACTGGGAATATGAAACTACGACTTGAAGCCTGCCGTTACCTAATCGCGGCATCCATCATCTGTGGAGCGTTCGCGGTTGCTCCGATTGGACCTACGGGATGCGCCCAGTACAATCCTCCTGCTCTCACAGTCCAATCTACCGATCAGATCATCCTACGGGCTGAACAACTGGCTCAGACTGCACGGTTGACCTTTGATACTTTTGTTCATTTGGAACGGAACAACGAAGCGATACTAAAACAGGCTAGTCCAAAGATTCACGAGTACGCGAATACCATTCGTAGAAACGGACTTAACTGGGTGGATTCGTTGCGTGCGGCTACAAGGAATTTTAAAGCCAACCGGAACGCGGAGAATCAGGCAACGCTCAACACTGCTATTGCGACCGTGAGCGAAGCAGTAGCGGAGACCAATAAATACATCGCAGAAGCCAAGAAAGTAGGTCAACCATGAAATCGACAATCAAAAAAATTGTATTCAATGTTCGTGGTAAAGAACTTGAACTTACCCAAGATGAAGCCAAAGAATTAAAAGGGATTCTTTTGGAACTGTTTGGGGAAACCAAAGTGGTTCACGAATATAATACTTGGCCGTATCAACGCTGGGTGAATCCGTGGGGTATTACTTACTCTTCATCCGGTTCTCAGTTTATGGGGAACCTCACAAATGTTGATGGATCAACTCTTTGCCTCAACGCTCAAACTGTATGACAGCAATTTTAGGCTTAGTTTTAAAGTATCTCCCCTACCTCGTTCAGGCTTCAGCGTCCATTCCTGAAATCACTGGGTTTCTCGCCAATCTAAAAGCGATTTTCAAGCGAGAGAAAACGTGGACCCCGGAAGAGGAAGCGGAGTTCGACGCGCAAACTGAAGCGATGCGTTCGGACCCAGCGTGGCAAGTCACAGATTAAATGAATGTCCTCGCTACTTCAGTTCTTAATTTTCGTAGCGTTAGTCGCAGTCAACCTTCAACTTAAAAAACTAATTATGACAGTACAAGAAGCAATCCGGGTTCTCGCGGATGAGAACGTTAAACTCGATGACATTTCAGTTAAACTCACAGAGGGTTTTACGGAGATTATTAACCTGATCGGTCAACTTCAGAACACGAATCTGACCCCCGAACAGGAAGCAATCGTTACGGCTATGAAAGCCAAGGTTGATTCGGTTCAACCCCAGGCCCAACAGATTGCGGATATTGTCCCTGGTCCTTGAGCCACGTTTGTGCGTATTCAGGGCGTGTACCCAATCTTCCTCATTGTGGGGTGGGTACTGGTTCTCGGCGGGTTCGCCACATACCTCCATTATTGCCAATGACAGCGAATAAAGGGGCATCGGAGACTAGACACGCAATCCTGCGGGAGATGGCGAACCTTGAAAAGAGTAAGGATACGTGGACTACGCGTTGGATAAAATTAGAGGCTTACATCAAAGGAATGGCGGGGAGAGCGTCACGGAAACGCGGCGGACTTGGGCGTAAATGAAAACCCTGAAGGGTTGGAAGTGGTATGTCGTGGAATACGAACACGATGGTTCTAATTGGACGTTTGATATTTTAGCACGTGATGACGATGATGCGTCAAGACGCGTTGAAAATCTGTTCAACGCGAAATTGCTTGGACAGCATGTTGCAACAATTCCGGCAGCCAGTGGTATAAGCCTAGTTGTCCGGTTAATGTGTTGGGTGAGAAATCTTTTCGCATGAACGAGAGTACAATTAAAGCTCTCCAACAGATTCTTTTCCCCAATAACCCTGAGGAATGGGATGGACAATGGGGACCGAAATCCCAACGAGCGTTAGACGCGGTTATTCATCCCGCCTTTGGTCCTGAACATCATGTCAAAGCCTCATCTTTCGCTGATCCGGCTGATGTACGAGCCTTCAGGAAATGCAAGGAATGTGGTGGTTCAGACCAGGAATGTTTCAGGGTTGGAGATAACGGGATAGGTTGCTGGAATGATAACGTTTCAGAAGGCACTGGAGCGTCGTGCGCATTGCCCCCAGACGACATGATTGAGAAATGGGGATCAATCGCGGGAGCTAAACATAAACTGGTAGAAGTCTCCGCGAACGGAAAAACTGTGACCTGCGTACTTCGTGACCGGATGCCGTGGAAAAAGAACATTCATAACGGGGCAGGGATAGACCTCAACCCAGATGCGGTAAGAGCTATAGGTCTGGAGCCGCCAATCATGGTTTCGGCAACG